CCTCTAGTTTCTTTTCTTGATTTGCTCTATCTTCATCTTCCTGTGCTTTTTTCCTATTCTTTGAATTATTCAGTTCTGTTTGATATACACTGAGTACAATCTGTTCTATTATTAAAAGTTTTTGATTAATATTACCAAGATAATCACCTTTCGCAACTTTACTTGTAGAGACCTGTTTGATTGGTGCCATCTGTTTTGCAATGGCAGCAGTCGGCGACTTAACCAATGCACCACCTTTTTTCTGTTGTTGCTGTTGCTCACCTTGCTTGGGTGCAACTGCAGATGGTTTGACTGTCTTTTTACGTCCCATGATTTTAGACGCAGCAACACGTCCACCACCCTTGACTATTCCTCTTGCTCCTGCTCCTAGTAATGCTGGTAACATATCTTATCTCCTTAGAACGGCATCGGTATACCAAAGATCTTCCACTTACCTTTATCACCATTGCCAGCATTAACTGGTGGAGTATTGGATCCAGATCTATTGCTGTTTGATTTATCTTGTTGCTGTTGATTACCACCAACATTAATTACCTGAATATTATTTGCAGATGGTTGTTGTGGTGTTAAAACATTTGGATTTTGTGGAGCAAAACTAAGTCTTTTCTTAGTTTTTTCTATTTCTGCAGCTGCCTTTACTTTTGGATCTTTCAGTGCCTCTGCATAATTTTTATAATACATTCCAGTAGTAGATGAATAGTATGCATCCTTTCCACCCAATATCATATTCATTGTAGACTGTTTCTTCTGCTCCATTTTCTTTGCACCAGCAGCAACCTCAGGATCTTTCAGTGCTTCAGCATAGTTAGCATAAGTCTTGCCAGTAGTGCTGGAATAATACTTACCTTTTGATGCAGCATATGCCTGGTTATTTTTGATCTGTTGAGCAGTAATTTTTGGTTTTGATGGTTCTGGTTGTGGTTTCCCTTTTGGTTTTGCTGCTGTTGGTAGTTTTTGTCCTGATGGATTCATCAAAGTGCTACCACCTTGCCTATCAAAGTCAAAAGCATTACCAGTAAAGAAGTCTGCGACACCTCCCACTTTAGACATAAAATTATTCATCTTACGTTCTGCAGTTTCCTTCTGACCAAGAACCATATCCACAGACATGTCTCTAGCAAATGGATTCAACTGGTGCATTGCCTGTAGTCTCTGGCGAAGCGTGATTGGTTGTCCTGGTTTTGCTTTTTCAGATACACCAGAAGAGTCACCCATGAGAACCGCAAGAGGATCCTTCATATCAACAAAGTCATACTTCTCATTTACAACTTTGTATCCACCATTTTCAGTTGTTGCTGCCCAGAACTTACCAAGAATACTCTTCGCATCTTCAGCAGCAGGAGTTATCTTTCCACCTTCATAATAATCCTGATAAAGTACTCTTACCTCTCCTCGTTTCAAACGATCATAACGACTCTGTATCTCTGCAATGTTACTATAATTTCCTGCCTTTGCCTTCACAAGATCTTGTTCTGCAGTTCTAAGTTCTCCAGCAGTTCTCTTCTTTGCTCTTGCAATTGCTTTATTCAGTTCATCCTTTGATGCCTTAGACAAGTCTTGTTCAGTAATCTTTCCACCAAATCCACCTAGCATAGATCTGAGATATAGAACACCAGAGTCTCTAAACGTAGGACTCTTCAACATCTTTTCAGGAATGCTCATAGCAGTTTGATCTGCTGATGTTTCCTGCTTAGATGTTTTTGGTGGAACAAGAGGTTGCTTTGGTGTTGAATCGGGTTTTGACTTGGGTGGACGATTGGGTTGTGGTTGAGGATCAGATTTAGGTGGTGGGGTCGTTGATTTAGAACCACTTCCAGGAAGTCTAAATTTTCCTCCAGAACTCTGACCAAGTATTCTATCAAGAGCACCAAGAGGATCACTCACTAAAGATCCTGAAGCGTATGGTTTACCCTCTACTGGATCTACCGGAGTGAGGTTTCGATCAGGTGCTTTCTCACGATCACCTATGTATCCACCTTCTTTGGCATATACCCTATCTTTAATTACTTTTGGTTGGTTGGTTCCACCGCCAGCAGAATTCATCCCCTCAAGAGTTTTGACACCATACTTTTGTACAGCACCACGGGACATAACAAATTCACCAGCAGTAAGCATTGCTGGGACTTTATCAGTACCACCAGGTCCATCTACCTCACCCTCAGTTCCAGAAGGAACCTCTAGTTCTACACTTGCAGGTTTAGATAATGTGACAGTATTATCTTTCTTACCAAATTTATCAAACAAAGAACCGATACCAGCACCAGCAAGCATTCCAATCGGACCAAACAAAGATCCAAATGCCATGCCCTTCTGGGCACCAGACATTCCCTGCTTTCTCTCTACATTTTTAGGAAGTGGTTCTACCTTTGGTGTTTTTGCTAAACCACCACCAGAAAATCCTTGAGTTTGCTGACCATCACCACCTGTTAATGCATTGACACCCATCATAGTGCCACCAACAGTTAATGCTGTTGCCCCTGCACCAATTAAGAACTTTGCTTTCTTACCACCCAACATGCGAGCAAGTTTTCTTGCTCCACCAACACCCTTTGCTGCTGCTAGTTTTGCTACAGCAATACCAAGTTTTACTGCACCAGTAATTAAAAGTTTAGAAAGACCTAGAACAAATTTCCCAAGACCAGTTCCAAATACAAGGTACAGTGATAAAAGTTTTTTCCAATGATCACCAAAGAATCTTATGATACTTTGTATTTTCTTTTGATTTTCTGGATCAGCAAACCAATTAACAACTTTTGTTAGAAACTTTGCAAGGAGAACATTAAATAGGAATCCAAGTATCTTATCAAATAAACTTCTAACAGGTGCAATTATTTTTTGTGCTGTCTTGAAAAGTGTTTTGAACCTTTTTTCTAATCCTGCCTCTTGTAATTTTCTTTTATCATTTTGTGCTTTCTTTGCATCAAGATCACCTTCTTTTTTCTTTAACTTATATTGATCTTTAAGTATGTCGGCAATGTTAGTAACAGACTTAGCAATTTCTGCTAGAAGATTTTTCTCTTTTGGTTTTCTCTTCTTCTTTTCCTCACCCTCTTTTTCTGTTTCAGGTGCCTGATAAGGAACTAATGCACTAGTCGGTAATGCTTTTGGTGCAATATTAACTCCTGTAGCAGATCCTTTTTTAAATACATCTGCAGATATCTTTGTCTTTCTTGCTTTAAACTTAGGGTCTGCTGCTTTTCTTTGCTTTCTTACCTTTACTACTTCTTGCTGAAGGATGGTAGACCTCTCGTCTCCTGCACCCTTGGTTTGAAATTGAATGGTTGCAATGGCTTCTTTTAGAGCACTAAGATAATCCTCCTCTTCGGAGAGATTGTCTAGGTCTACACCCATCTCTAAGAGTATTTCTATTGGATCGGTAGTAGTCCTAGATGCCATTCGCTTGTTGATGTTTTAGTTTTTCTTCTTCAAGATGCTGCTGTAATAAAGCAACATAAACATCACGTTCCCATGGTATCATATTTTCAATCTCTGTTAATGAATATTTATGGTATTGTATTAACGAAAAATTTAATTTGATATATGATTCAAGGTTCATATGAACCATGCCTACGCGAAAAAAGATGCCAGTCCCTCAAGTACAACGTCACTCTTAACTTTAGTTTTTGGATTAGTAACAGAAATTGTATGAGACAACTTAGGCATCGTCTCAAAGAATGTCTCAATACCTTTAAACTGTGACGAGTTCATGGACTCAAGGAACTCATTCAGTTCTTTCTTTGTACAATCTCCAGTTGCCCAAACCTCTTCCTCACTACAGATGGAATCAATACAAGATGCAATCAATTCAAACGATTGATCCATTTGACTTCCTTCCTTAAAATCAAAATTATTTTTGATGAACTGATCCAAAGAAGGATACTTCATCACCATAGTGATTTGATCATCAATTTTGATTTTGTTGTCATGATCATCATCCTTTTGAATTTGAATGTCATCAATGTTGATCGTAACTGGAACCTCAGTTTCCCCATCATCTGGACAAATAATATTAACTTCAATCTCTTCACCAACAGACTTACCCCGAATGTTTAAGAAGAGATATTCGATATCAAAGGTAGGAAGAGTCTCTACTTTAATTCCCTTTGTCTTAATACAGTTCTTAATAACAGACTTAATTGCTGTTGTGATTTGTTTAGTGTCTTCACTTTCTAAGGCAATTACAAGAATCTTTTCTTCTTTTACAAGAAAAGGTCTATATTGAATTGGTTCTCCCGTTGATGGCAATTCAAGTTCATACGTTGGTGTAGCAATCTTTGGTAAAGGCATGATGTCCTATAGAAGTTCAGTGTGATTATTTAGTTAGTTATGCTATGGCTTCTCCAAATACTCTACCTCGATTGCCACGACCTTGGTTAGATCCATCAACAAAGTCTGCACTATTGGTAGCATTCTGTAAGTTGTCACCGAAGTTATTGTAATATTCATTGAAAGATGAACCCAAATTTCTATTCAAGAATTGATTTGCAGGGGTTGTCTTAGATTCTGATGTAGTAGTGGTAGGAGAATTTTTTCTCTTAACTTCATAACGAATATATGACATGGAGACGGTGCATTTTAAAAGATTAGATGCTTCATAAGATACTGGCATCGAATTAATTGCAATAGGAAATGTTCTGAAAAATTCATACTCTAATGTTTGATTAGTAGCATTCCATCCACTAGGATACCCAGTAGATCCACCAGAATTTCCCCTTTTATAATCTCTCTCAAACTTAACCACCTTAAGTCCCTGATCAGCAGTATATTCATCAGGATAATTCATTCTATAATGATATTCTTTTGATTTTAAATCTCCTACACTACTAGATCCAGTTATAAATCTAATCCAAGACTCAAAGAACATGATTGGAAGATATTGCTCAACGTCAACATAAAAAGTAAGATCAATCCTATCATCAAAGACTCTTCTGTGAGCATGTCTCTCAGTAACACCAGTACGATCATTATTAATTTCAAGCAATGCAACACTAGATCCTGGAAGGGATGCTTCGGAACACAACAAATTCAATGTCCCCTGAGAGGTTGGCCAAGTAACACCATCTTCTTTAAGAAATTTCTTGAATGCACTGTCTCCACCTTGACCCGCAGAGGGAAGTGCAAACTGAACTTCAAAGAATGAAGTTAATGAAGGTCTTAGAATTGATGACTTAATGTCAGCAACAGTTTTTAGATTGGGCATCTATAAATAGTTTTTACCTTATATACTATGTATGGGAGAAAGTATAAAAAGTAAATACAAACCTTCATTCCCAAAGAAATATAAAGGTAATGCTGACAATATTATTTGTCGCAGTAGTTGGGAAAGAAAGTTTTGTCGTTACTGTGATCTAAATGAGAACATTCTTGAGTGGGGAAGTGAGGAGTTTTGGATTCCATATATCTCACCAGTTGATAGGAGAGTCCATAGATATTTTC